CGGCGCCTCCGGCAGCTGCTCCGCCAGCAGCAGCACCGCCGCAGTGGGGACAGCCTGCCCCCGGCGGATGGGGCGGCTGATTGACCACCGATCGCCCACGGATCGCCCTCCTGCCGCAGCAGGGGGGCATCTGCTTCGATGAGCCCAGCCATCGCTACTGGGTGTGGTCGCCGCGCCGTGGGCGGTGGCTGCAGCCGCCCAGCTGCTCACAGGTGCTCGGCCTCTCTGGCGCCAAGGGCTTCAACCCCGAGCACTGGCGCCGCAAGCTGATCAACAAGGAAGGCATGCGGCCGGATGAGGCCGAGGCCTACATGGAGCTGCATCGCAACGGCCGGGCCGACATCGGCACCGAGCTCCACGCCCTGATCAGGCAGGAGCTGCTGGGCATCGCTGCGCCGCCGGTGCAGTTCGCCGAGTCGCTGATGCTGCTGGCCACCTGGCGGCGACTGTTCCTGCCGCAGATCGAGGAGGTCATTGCCTGCGAGTCGCCGCTGGCTTCGCTGCAGTTGTTCTACACCGGCACGCCGGATCTGATCGCCCGCGTCGCCGGGCGATGGCTGATCGTGGATTGGAAGAGCAAGGTCAGCGCCGAGAAGGCGAAGCCCGATCAGGCATGGCCGCTGCAGCTGGCGGGCTACGACCTGCTAGCCCAGGAGCGCTACGGCATCCGCTTGGATGGGGCAATGAATCTGATGGTGTGGCCAGGCGGCTGCGAGGAAGTGTTCTGGCCGCCTGAGAAGATGGCCGAGCTGCGGCGCCGCTACATCGGCCACGTCGCCTGGGCCCATGCTGTCAAGGGGGTACGCGGTGATGCTGCTGCCACCGGTGCGCTGGCGCACGTGCTGCAGCTCCACCCTGAAGCGCTGGAGCTGGCCACACCACCATCGGGCCATGGGGCGTGGACGGTGGCGCAGCTGCTGGGCAGCGATCACCCCGCTTTGCGTGCGGCTTGACGCTGAGCGCGAGACTGCCGGCGCATGTCCTCGAAGAGGAGCTGCCGCAGGTATCCGACCCTGCCGAGCCCCCGCAGTTCGGCCTCGCGGTCAAGGTGCTCCACCTGCTCGGCGGGCAGTTCGACGGAGATTTGCCGGTGTCCGGGTTTCAGGGGCCAGCTGGGCATCGCGCTCTGTTCAGTGAATCCACTCTAGAGGGTACCGGATGGGAACCTATGAGGTAGGGTACTGGGGCCATCCGCACACGCTGCTCCATGGCGATGCCGACCACTGCCCGGGCCAGGTGGTGGGTGCCTTGCGGAGTAGAAGCCGCCTGGCTCGGCCTCTCGCCTGTCACTGGACCCGTCGAGGTCTGCCGCTGGTTCCGGCTTTGTAAGGCTCAGGGCGGCAGCAAGCAACGAGCGGGTGGCTCCTATTCCGCGCCATGATTGAACCCGCCTACCTGGCAGCACTGCGTCATCAGGTGCGCTGTGAACTACTGCTGACGATGGTGCAGCTAGAGCAGCTATGCCCTGGCTGGTGGGCTGACCTCAGCGAGATGGCCCAGCAGCTAGGTACCGATCGCGCATCCCTGAATCGGTCGCTGACCAAGCTGGAAGCGATGGGATTGATCAGGCGCGAGCGGATCAGTAACACCGGCGGGAACTGGGTTTGGTGGGTCAAGCGTTGCGAGGATGACCAGCCGTGTCCAGACGCCGAGCCGGCGTGGAGGCTGCGCGATCTTCAGCGCGGCAGAGTCATTCGCGTCACGATCCGCGGCAGGTGGCAATGGGCGGAGCGCCACGGGATCCCTCGGGCAACGATGCAGAGCTTCCTTGGCGGCCACCAGCGCACGATGAAAGGCCGCTGGCAGGTGGCAGGCAGCCCATGGGATGACGAATCTGGCTGCTGATGGGTGCAAATGGGGAACCGTTGCGGTAGGGTGGTGGAGACCACTCGCCATGCACCAATGGGCCACCATCAGGCGCCCTGCGCGCCGCCCCCGTCACTCGACACCATCCGCCAGCAGCTCGACATCCTGCTAGCCCGAATCGAAACAGATCAGGAGGCCCTCGCCGCCGAACAGGCCGCCGTGGCCCGTGCCACCGAGGCCCTGCACGAATCCTCGGCGCTGCAGGCTGCCCTATCCCAGGGCCAGGAGCTGATGCGCGGCCGGGTAGTGATGCTGATTGACCACCAGCTGGGGATGCTCAGGGAATCGCCCACGGCGGTGCTGCTGCGGGCGCTGCGGCAGCAGGTGCGGGAGGTGGAGGCATGACCCTCTGCATCCTCGCCGGCATGGTCGAAATCATCGCCGTGCTGGCCATCGTCGGCACCGCCACCCTGGCCACGTCGCTGTGGTGGGCGCTGTGTGAGCGGTTGGTGGGGGAGGGGATTGATGCCTGACAACACCCTGCTAGGCCGCTGCACCGTGGCCTATGAAGAGGCCTTTAACGATGCACTGCAGGCCTGGCCCGACGCCTCAGCCCGCCGCCGTGGCGTGGCTGCCGTAATCGAGCATCTGGCCGCTGAGCTGCTGGTGATGCACCAGCGCAATGAGGGCCGGCTGTCGGCGCACGACGCAGCGCGGATGCTGCTGGAGGATCTGCGATGACCACCTACGCTGAGTTCCTAGACCGCAAGCTCCACACCGGCGCTGACCACGGCTTCGATCCAGTGTTCATGCCGCCGCAGCTGTTCGACTTCCAGCAAGCCCTAGTCGAGTGGGCTGTCCGCAAGGGCCGCGCCGCAATCTTTGCTGACTGTGGTCTGGGCAAAACCGCCATGCAGCTCACATGGGCTGAAAACGTGGCGCGTCACACCGGCCGCCCGGTGCTGATCCTGACCCCGCTGGCCGTCGCCGCGCAGACCATCCGCGAGGGTGAGAAGTTCGGCATTGAGGCTCACCGCTCCAGCGATGGCAGCGTGATGGGGCGGATCGTGATCACGAACTATGACAGGCTCCACCTGTTTGATCCTGCTGATTTCGGTGCGGTTGTCTGCGACGAATCCAGCATCCTCAAGTCGTTTGACGGGGCACGCCGTAACGAGATCACCGACTTCATGCGCAAGGTGCCCTACCGGCTGCTGGCCACCGCCACCGCCGCGCCCAATGACTTCATTGAGCTGGGCACCAGCTCCGAGGCCCTCGGCTACATGGGCCACATGGACATGCTGGCGCGGTTCTTCAAGAACGACCAGAACAACCTGACTAGCCGGCGGATGTACGGAGAGGCTCCTAAATGGCGCTTTAAGGGGCACGCTGAGCAGCCGTTCTGGAGATGGGTCACCAGCTGGGCCAGGGCCTGTCGCAAGCCCTCAGACCTTGGCTTTGACGATGGCCGCTTCATCCTGCCGCCACTGAATGAGATCGATCACCTGATCGAAACCAGCACGGTGCCGGAGGGGATGCTGTTTGCCATGCCTGCCACCGACCTACGGGAGCAGCGGGCAGAGAAGAAGCGCACCGTTCAGGAGCGCTGCGAACAGGTCGCGGCCATGGTCGCCACTACGGGCAAACCCGCTCTGGTGTGGTGCCACCTGAACGAGGAGGGGAACCTGTTGCAGCAGCTAGTCCCCGATTCAATTCAGGTCTCTGGATCTGATCGGGATGACGTGAAGGAGTCAAGGCTGGTGGACTTTGCGGAAGGTCGCGCCAGGGTGCTGATCACTAAGCCCAAGATCGGCGCATGGGGCCTTAACTTCCAGCACTGCAACCACATCACGTATTTCCCATCTCACAGCTTTGAGCAGTACTACCAGTCGGTCCGCCGATGCTGGCGGTTCGGCCAAAAGCATGCCGTCAAGGTTGACATCATCCTGACGGAAGGGGAGCGGCGAATCATGGAAAACCTCAGCCGCAAACGGCAACAGGCTGAGCAGATGTTTTCCAATCTGGTGACAGAGATGAACCACTCCATCGCCATCAGCAAGCCCACCTACAACACCACCACTATCACCCTGCCGCCATGGCTGTAATCACTGACCGTTACGCGATCTATCACGGCGACTGCATCGAAGTGATGCAGGGACTGCCGAGCGAGTCCGTTCACTTTTCGATCTATTCCCCACCGTTCGCCGGCCTGTACGTCTACAGCTCAAACGAGCGGGACATCAGCAACAACAACGACTATGATCAGTTCTTGCTTCACTACGGCTATGTGGTTTCACAACTGCATCGCCTGACACTGCCTGGCAGGTTGACCGCTGTTCACTGCTGCGACATTCCAACCGGCAACAGTGGACAGGATGCGCTGTTTGATCTGCCGGGCGCGATTGTGCGTTTGCATGAGCAGCACGGATGGCACTACGTGGCCCGCCACACCATCTGGAAAGAACCGCTATGGGTGCGCAATCGCACGATGGTGAAGAACCTGGCACATAAGACGATTGTGGATGATGCAGCTTTTGCTGGTGTTGCATCCGCTGATTATCTGTTGATCTTCCGCCGCAGCGGAGAGAACAAGATCCCCATCGCCAATCCGACCGGGCTTGACCATTACGCTGGAGAGTGTCCCATTCCGCAGGAGCTGCACCGCTATAAAGGCTGGAAAGGTAAGCAAACCGAAAACCGTTTCAGCCACTGGATCTGGCGTCGGTATGCCTCATCTATCTGGGATGACATCAACATGGGCCGGGTTCTGCCGTTCCGTGATGGCAAGGATCCTGACGATGAAAAGCACGTTCACCCGCTGCAACTGGATGTGATCGATCGTGCTATCTGCCTGCGGTCAAACCCCGGCGAGACAGTGTTAACTCCATTTATGGGTGTGGGCAGTGAGGTCTACGGGTCGGTGTCGCTAGGCCGCCGTGGTATCGGAATCGAGCTGAAGGAGTCTTACTTCAACCAAGCAATCAAGAACATGGAGATCGCCGTGGAGGACACCCGCGACCCTGACCAGGGCAGTCTGATCAACCTCGATGAGATGGAGACCGCCTAATGGAAACCCGCCGCCTAACCATCTGCCTCACCCTCCCTGAGGTTGAGGCCCTCCGCCGCCAGCTCCGGCCTGGCGAGGGGATGAACGATCTGCTGCGGCGGATCGTAAACGACCGGATCCACAACCCCACCCCCCGATGATCGCCTACACCACCCCCACCCTGCAGGCCATGGCCCGCATTGCCACCGCGCCTGTCACCAGCGATCAGGCCCGGCGCCCACCAACACCATCCACCCGGCTATCCCTGGCCGCCTGCCCCATGCCGGCGCGGTGCTTCACTCCATGCGAGACGTGCACCAACGTCGCCCGCAGCGTCGCCGGTGAGCTGGGGCAGGCGGCCAGGGAGCGCCACGGTGGGTCCAGTTCGGTGGCGGACTGGATGGATGGGATGCGGCCATGATGGTCAACATCGACAGCGACAGCGTTATCACACTCATCGCCATGGTGATCATCGTGGCGGTTTATCTTCGGAGGTCTTCACGATGACTACACGAACTGATTGGCGCCGGACATGCGCCGAGCTAATTGAAGATGTCTGTTACTTGATTGACTGCGTTGATCATGACTGCTGCGATCCCGTCGCCCTGATGGAGTGCCGCGAGCACCTATCCCAAACCCGCACCGCCCTATCCCAGCCCGAGCCTGAGGCGGTGGGGCCAACCATCAAAGAGGTCAGCGACTGGGTAGCCAGGCAAGACGATGATTGGACACGTAGGGTCAAACACCACGATGCGATTGCCGTCGCCTTGGCAGCGATTCACGACTTTACGCACAACGCCCTACCGGTGCCCGGTGCGGAGGTGCCGCCCATGCCAGTGCCTGGTGATGCGGAGGGGTTGGCCGAAGTGTTCTGGGGCCGCTACGCCCAGCCCGAGCCGGAGGGTCCGACTGATCAGGACTTGGACGACTTAGCCAATGAGATGTTGGACTGGAACCGCGAAGGCTGGCGCGCTTATGCCCGAGCCGCTATTGCTGCAGATCGTGCCCGCTGGGGCTACCCCGCCACCAAGCCGGTGCCCGTCGCTGAGCGGCCCTGGGAGCGCGAGAAAGGGTGGCGTGATCCTGATGGCGAATGCTGGTGGTGCCCACCAGACGGCCCGCCCTACTGGCAGATGGCCAACCCAGCAATGGTCTACGGCGGCTGGCTGCTCCCCCCCCACGCCCTGCCACTACCCACCCCAACGCCATGACTCGCTGCATCGTCATTGGGTGGGACGCCCACCACAACTGCATCGGCCGGGCCCATCTGATCGCCCGTGCCGCCGCGCTGGCATTTTCTGAGGTCCAGCTGATCGCCTTCGGGTTTTCCCACCTAGGCCGTGAGGTGTGGCCGCCGTTGCGGGGTGAGCCGATCACCGTCATCCCTGAGCCCAAAACCGTCTCAGCGCTGATCAATCGCTGCCGCCGCGTCGCCGCGGCCACCGATGCAGACGTGGTGATCGCCTGCAAAGCCCGGCTGCCGTCAGTGCTGCTGGGCATCGCCATCGCTGAGCGCAACGGCGCCCGGCTGATCGTTGACATCGATGATCACGAGTTGGCGTTTATCGATCCGAACGATGCCCCGCTCTCGCCGCTGGCGCTGCAGCAGCAGTTCCCCGAGCGGCTCGGCGAGGCCCCCTACTCGCCGTTCTGGACGCTAGCGGCACAGCAGCTTACTAAGGCCGCCGATCACATCATCACCTGCAACACCGAGCTGCAGGCACTGCACGGCGGGGAGATCATCGCCCACCTGCGCGACCTGGAGGCGTTCCAGTCGCCGCAGGCTGATCCGCCCGCTGAGCTGCTGGAGATCCGCCGCCGCTGCACCCCGCTGGTGATGTTTCTAGGCACGCCGCAGCGGCACAAGCGCCTCGACGTGATTGCGCAGGCCGTGGCCCAGGTGCCAGGTGCTGGCGCGGCATTCATCGGCCGCATTCCCGACCGAGGGATTGTGAACGACATCACCCGTGCAGCCGGCGATCAGGCCGCGATGATCGACAGCGTGTTATTCGCGGCTATGCCCGCCTGCCTCGCGCTAGCTGATGCGGCGGTGCTGCTGCAGGATCAGTCCCGCGAGGCCAGCCGGTATCAGCTGCCGGCCAAGGCCTGCGACGCGCTGGCGGCCGGCATCAGGTTGATCGCCACGCCTACCCCGCCGCTGCAGATGCTGGCGGACTGGGGGTTTCGGGGGATTTCGTTTGTGGAGTCGCCCGCCAAACTGCCCGACGCGATCAGCCAGCTGCAGCCACTGAGCGCTGCCGATCGGGAGGCGAATCAGCGCCTCGCGCACCAGCACCTGTCCTATTCCTCTGGAGCTACCACCATGCGCCACCTCCTGTCCCAGCCCAGCCGCCGGGCGATCAGTTACGCCGCCAGATCATTGATCGGGCTGCCTGAGCCTGGTCGGCGGATCATCTTGATGCTCTGGAAGCAGAACGACGCTGGAGTGTTTGGCAGGCGGGTGGATATGGTGGCAAAGTACCTGGCCAGCCGCAATGACGTGGACCAGGTGCTGCTGGTGGAGAAACCGCTTAGCACGCTGGACCTGCGCAAGCTGGAGCAAAGCCAGAACCGTCACCACAGGTTGCTGCACCGTTACGCGCAGCGGAAAAAGGTCGGGCTGCTGGACAGAGGCAAGCTGGCCATCCGCACGCCAGTGATGCCTGCAGGGCTCAGCGTGGCTGAACAGGGCGACTTCATTGAGCGGTACTGCCAAGGGCTGGTGGAGCAGTCCTTGGCGCGGTTCCCCGGCGCCAAGGTGGGGCTCTGGGTCTATCCGCACTACCGCCACGCCGAGCGGATCGCCGCAGCCCTACCCACCGACTACGTGATCGCCGACGTGGTAGACGATCACAGGGCATGGCCCAACACATCCGCCGAGCGGAAAACAGAACTTACGGAGCACTACCGCGCCATCCTGGATCTGGCCGACATGGGCATTTACAACTGCCGGCACACGCTGCAGAGCATCGGCAGACTCAGCCCCACGAAGGCGCAGGTGGTGGCCAATGGCGTGGATTTTGCCGGCGCACCGGACGCGGCAGAGGTGGCTGACCTGCGGGAGCAGTTGGTAGCGCCCGGCAATTTCCGGGGGATCATCGGCTATGCCGGAAACCTGGAGTCGAAACTGGACTGGCCATTGGTGGAGCACGTGGCAGCCAAAAACCCTGACGACCTGGTGCTGATGATCGGCAGCACGCACGTGGCCACCCAGCTGCCACAGCGGCGGAACATTCGCTACGTGGGCCCGGTGCCCTATGACGAGCTGCGCGCCTACCTGGCGACGTTTGATGTGGCGATCATCCCGCACCTGAAAACGAATCTCACGGCGGCGATGAACCCGTTGAAATGCTGGGTGTACGCCACGCTGGGGATCCCGATCATCAGCACCGACATCCCCAACTTGCCGGAGGATCTGCCGCAGCTGAAGGTGACGCGCAGTCAGGGCGGGTTCACGAAGAACGTCCGCAAGGCGCTGAATTCGTTGGACGTGATGAGCGCCGAAGAGATTGTCGAGATCATCCGCCGGCACAGCTGGGCCAGTCGCCTGGAGTCGGTGGTGGATTGGTTTCACTACTGACCGGGGGTGCGGAACCGGAACCGCTGCGGTATGATTTCACCACGGGCACGGGCCCGCCACTCGCCATTGATTGCCATGACCACGATTTTCTGCACCGTCTTGGTGCTGCTGTTATTGCCCGCGCTGTTCCTGTTGTGGCTGACGGAATCCCGTCAGCAACGCGCCCGCAGGTGGCGCCGGGATGGGCTCACCTATCGGGTGATCGCTGAGCGGCTGGGCTGCTCACAGACCACTGCTCGCCGGTTGGCTGCGGCCTGATCACTCACTAGGGAGACACAACCATGACAACGCATCAATGGATAACAGATCGCCGGCCAACCGCAAAAGATGCAGACAAAAATGGCGCAGTAATGATATTGGTGAACGATTCGAGAGGTGATGCCGGTGTACTAACGGTGCCCTGGCAGCAGGTCAGTCTTGGTACTTTGTGGCAAAATACTATGCACAACGGAGGCGACCTGCAATTCCCCGACCACCGCTCGCCGGTTGGTGGGGGTGGGGGCATGACCAACCAGCACCGCGCTACGCCTGCGCAGTGGGCCGAGACAGAGAAGTGGGCTCAGGGAGACGAACTGGACAGCTCCTGCATCCTCGAACTCCGCTCCCGCATCGAATCCCTAGAAGCCGCCCAGCAAGACAAGCTCGACCGCCTGATTGCGTTGGACGCCGCTGATCCGACTCCCGATCCCGCCATGCCCGAACTCCGCGCCCGCACCGAAGCGCTAGAGGCTGCCCAGCGCTACCAATTTCGTAGCGCCACGGAAAAGGTGCCCACGACCCCTCTCTACAGCTACAGCGTCGGCCCGGCCAAGCCTCTGGATGAGTTGGGCCAGGGGCACACATTGGTAAGCCCTGAGCCCGCCAGTGCTGAGGCGAGGCCAACCGTCAAGGAATCCTTGACAGATGGCGAGTCGCTGTTGGAGATGGTGGCAAAAGCGATCTACAACGTTCCCCACGACTCCGCAGCCGAAGCCAATGCCGCAATCCGTGAGGTCGCCACCTGGCTCGACAGGTTCGCCCTCCACGGCTCCGGCGAGTACGCGCAGGCGGCCAAGGTGCTGCGGCAGGAGGTGGGGCAATGACACCAAGGCTCTACCACGTCCAGCTCACCACCGGCCCTATCGAGCTCTACGCCGTCACCCAGGCTCAGGCCATCGCATCTGCCCTAGAGCTGGCTGGCCCTGGCGCCAGAGTGCTCAGGGTTTGCAGGGAAGGTGACTGGTGACACTCAGATCTCCCAGTCGCCGCGCTTCTTCTTCCCGCCGCCCTTGCCTGTGTTGTAGGGCTTGCCTTTGGGCATAATCGTGCTGCTGTTC